AGAGAAAAAGAAACTTAGAAAGAAGTAATATGAAATTTGACTTTGTTTATCTTGGTCAGACAGTTTTAAAGTACGAAGTACCATTAGAGATCTTTGTTGGTCTTAATGAAATATATGAGAAACGAAAAAAAGAATTACCTAAAGCTAATAAACAACTAGTTGGTAAAATAGAAGATGAAGTATCTTTATTTTATTCTGGTCCTAATACTGATAAGATGCATCAACACTCTTATCTACCCCATGATATTTTAAAATGGTTTGATTCTATATTTGAGCATTACTTAGCTTGGAATAAAATAGGTGAGAACAAAAGATTAATTAACTCTATATGGGTTAATGAAATGAAGGCTCATGAATACAACCCCATACACATTCATCAAGGTAAATTATATTCTGGTTTATCTTCTGTAATGGTTTTAAAAATACCTAGTGAAACAGGTGTAGAATATTCAGCACCAGAAAAACCTATGAACGGAAGACTACAAATTATAGGTGCAGCAGCAGGTCAATTTGCTAAAACAGATTACTCACCTAATATGAAGATAGGAGATTTTTATATATTTCCTTATGATATGAGACATTGTGTATATCCTTTTAATAGCACAAAAGAAAAACGTAGAACTTTAGTTTGTAACTGTGATATAGATTACAATCCAGTGTCAAGCAGAACAGCAGCCGGTCAATTAGAATGATTATAAAAATGCCAAGATGGCAGTCTTATATGGCTACCACAACAGAACCTATTTTTACACCACAACAATGTGAAATGGTTATACAAGCAGGACACAAACAAAAACCACAGGTAGCACAGGTGGGTATGAATAAACCAGGTGGTGGAGTAGATACTAAAAAAAGAACGACAACAATATCTTGGATTCCTTTTAAAGAAATGAAAGAGATGTATTTACAAATTGAAGCTACTATGCAAGCAACAAATTTAAACCACTTTGGTTTTGAGAATATGAAAATTACAGAACCAGCTCAGTTTACAGAATATCCTAAAGGTGGTTTTTATGATTGGCATATGGATTTAGATATTAATGGATCACATGAACCACCGGTTAGAAAAATATCAATGACTATATTATTATCTGATCCATCTACATTTAAAGGTGGAAATTTAGAATTTATGGAAAAAAATAAAGTACCTGAGTTAAAACAAGGTCAAGCTATATTCTTTGCAAGTTTTATTAGACATAGAGTTGCACCGGTAACTAAAGGCATAAGAAGATCTTTGGTAATGTGGTTTGGTGGAACTCCATTTAAATAATGAACCGAGAAGTATTATTTCCAACTCCAATATATTTTAAAGATTTACCTAATGCTAAAGAATTAAATAAATATTTATTTAAACATATTAAAGCTTGGTACAAATCTGATCCTAAGGGTGAGATAAAAACTAATTCCGGTTATGGTTGGCATAGTAAAACCGACATGAATGAAAAAAAAGTATTTGATCCTCTTACACAAGAATTATTTAAAATGGCAGAGGAGTGTAATAAAGATTATGGTGTACAACCTAAGCTCGGACTTGGTAATATGTGGGCTAATATTAATCCTACACATAGTTATAATAAAACACATACACACCCTAACTCATTATGGTCAGGTGTGTACTATGTTAAAGTACCAAAGAACTCAGGTAAATTATTTTTAGAGGATCCTCGACCAGGGCCTAATACTTATATGCCTAGACGACTAGATAATTTACCTAAACAATTGTGGCGTGTAGTAGCTTACGATGCAATAGAAGGAAGAATGGCATTCTTTCCTGCATGGCAACCACATGGTGTTGATATAAACATGAACAAAGAAAAAGGTGAAAAAAATTGGAGAGTATCTGTTTCTTTTAATTTTATACAAACATGAGTTTTAAAAAAAATAAATACCAAATTATTCGTAAAGCTATATCAAAAGAACTAGCTAACATAGCTTATACTTATTTACAGATATCAGCAGAAGCAGATTATTGGATGTTACAAAATGGTGTTACACATGAAGGTAATCCGTTTATAGGAAATTTTAAAGATGAACAAGTACCAGGATCCTATGCAAAATATGCAGATAGGTTAATGGAAACATTACTAATTAAAACAATACCTGTAATGAAAGCTAAAACAAATTTAGATTTAATACCTACCTATTCTTACACAAGATTATATAGAACAGGTAATGTATTAAACAGGCATAAAGATAGACCTAGTTGTGAGATATCAACAACACTTAATTTAGGTGGTGATCCATGGCCAATATTTATAGATCCAACAGGTTCTAATAATGTTGTTGATGAACGCAAAGGTATAATAAAACCTGGTGCACCTAAAGGAAATAAGGTTGACTTAAGACCCGGAGATATGCTTATATACTCAGGTTGCGAACTTGAACATTGGAGAGAACCTTTCCAAGGCAAGTTATGCGGACAAGTGTTCTTACACTACAATCATGCAAATGGACCCTTTGCAAAAACAAATTTGTATGATAAAAGACCATTATTGGGTATACCCAAAACTCGTTGATTCTCAACGCAATCTAATATAATCTGAGAGACATATGTTACAAAAAATAGGTATAGTGCCGGGGTTTAATAAACAAGTTACTGCTACTGGAGGCGAAGGCCAATGGATAGATGGCGACAATGTTAGGTTTAGATATGGTACACCAGAAAAAATAGGTGGTTGGGCACAGTTAGGATCTACAGAATTAACAGGAAGAAACACAGCAATAGCGCACTTTGTAAATTCAGTAGGTATTAAATATGCTGCACTTGGAACTAACAAAGTTTTATATGTATACTCTGGTGGTATCTTTTACGACGTACATCCTATTAGACTTACAGCAACTTTAACAAGTGCCTTTACAACTACAAATGGATCAGCAACCGTTACAATAACTTTTGCATCAGCTCATGGTTTAAATATTGGTGATGTTATACTATGTGATAATTTTTCAACTATTACTAATTCTAATTTTGTAGCTGGAGATTTTAATGATATTAAATTTGAAGTTAAAACTATTCCAACAGATACAACTTGCACTATTACTATGCCTTCTGTTGAAGGTGGTTCGGGTGCAACAACTTCTGGTGGTATAAGAATACAAGCTTATTTTAGAGTAGGACCTGCTGTAGAATCAGCGGCTACTGGTTGGTCATTAGGCCAATGGGGTGGAACAGCATCTGGTCAATTTATATCTACTTTATCCGCAGGCATTAATGCTTCAGTTACAAGTTTAACTTTAGCTAGTGCTACATCATTTCCTTCATCAGGATCAGTAATTATTGGATCAGAAGTTATTACATACAGTTCAAAAAGTGGTAACACTTTATCAGGATTAACGCGTGGTGCATCAGGAACTACGGCAGCCATACATTCATCAGGTGCACAAGTTATAGACGCAGCTAGCTATTCTGGTTGGGGTGCAGCTCCATCAGGAGACATCGTTACAGCACCAGGTTTATGGGCACTAGATAATTTTGGTAATAAATTAGTTGCAACAATATTTAGTGGTGAAACATTTACTTGGGATTCAGATATAGATAATGCCGTTACAACAAGAGCAACTATAGCATCAGGTGCGCCTACAGCGTCACGTGATATGTTAGTGTCTACACCAGATCGACACTTAGTATTTTTTGGAACAGAAACAACTATTGGAACTAAATCTACACAAGATCAAATGTTTATAAGATTCTCTTCTCAAGAAGATATTACAGATTACACACCTACAGCAAACAATACAGCTGGTACACAAAGACTGGCTGATGGATCACGGATCATGGGAGCACTTAGAGGTAGAAATGCAATCTATGTATGGACAGACACAGCATTATTTTTAATGCGTTTTGTTGGTGCACCTTTTACATTTGCCTTTGAACAAGTAGGAACTAACTGTGGATTGATTGGTAAGAACGCAGCAGTAGAAGTTGATGGTACAGTTTACTGGATGTCAGAAAATGGTTTCTTTAAATATGGTGGACAGTTAGAATCACTACCTTGTTTAGTAGAAGACTTTGTTTTTGATGATTTAAATACAGTAACTAAACAACACGTTAATGCAGGACTAAACAATTTGTTTGGTGAAATAAATTGGTTCTATGTTTCATCTGGTAATAACACAGTTAACAGAGTTGTAACTTATAACTATTTAGACTCTACATCTGAGAGACCGGTGTGGACTACGGGTACATTAGATAGAACAGCTTGGGCAGACTCTGCTATATTTGGTAAACCCCATGCAACAGAATATGATACATCTACAAATGGTTCATCTACTTCATCAACTTATGTAGAAGGAAACACAGATGGTGTTTCAATATACTATGAACACGAAACAGGATTAAACCAAGTTAAAGAAGGAGCAGAATCAGCTATCGTTGCAAACATAGTATCTGGAGATTTTGATATTAGTTTAAATAATTCTGGCGCAGCAGACATTAGAGGTGATGGTGAATACATGATGAGAATAAGTAGAGTCATACCAGACTTCTTATCTCAAACAGGAGATGCTACAGTTACATTACAGTTAAGAGATTTTCCAACTGATGTAGAAGCAAGCTCATCACTAGGACCATTTACAGTTACAACAAGCACTAAGAAAATAGATACACGTGCAAGAGCGCGTGCTATATCATTAAAAGTATCTAACACAAGTACAAGTCAGTTTTGGAAACTTGGAACATTTAGATTAGATATAAACCCAGACGGAAGAAGATAATGGCATATCCAACAAGAGATGATCTTACATATGATAAAGGTAATAAAGGTTATGGAACCATGGCATCTCTTCCTGAACCTGGATCAGCTGGTGATCTTGCAGCAGAAGCAGCTTCCGCCGGAATAGTAAACACAGACGCAAGTGCAGAACTTGCACAACAAGTACCAAACATAGTTGTACCCCTTAATCCTGAAGTACGTGGAGATGATCAATTTATAACAAACGAGGGTAGTGATAGTGATAGTGATAGTAATTCTGATCCATACACTTACAGAGGAGAGTTTAATTCTGATGATGAAGCAACTATATATGCTAACGATCCTAAAGATCCTACCGGCATTGCAAAACTTGATGTAAGTAATATAATAAATAAAAATAGAGCAATTAGTATTGGTTTATCGCAAATTAATCCTCTTTTGGGATTAGCTTATACTGCATATAATTATTTTAAAGGTAAAGCAGATGATAAACGACAAGCAATAGTAGACGAAGGAGAAACAGCAAGATTAGCTGATACACCGGAGAACGCAGGTTATGCAACTGAGTCAGATAAAATTATGGCTGAAGGAGGTGACTATGATGAATATTCTGATACACCTACAGGACCAGTAGGAGCTCAATTTAGAGATCCAACATATGCGGACC